CCTTTCCAAAACCAGGTATCGAGAGATTGAATGAAGGATACCACCAATAATATCGTGTAGGTTGGACGAGAAGAACAATAATATATACAATGGCTAAAGCCACGAAAATACGAAAACGGTCGGGGTCGCGTTCTACGATATGATAGTGATAACCACTAAAGCGTTCACGTAGTTCGGTGACGGCACCGCTTTCTTTTTTAGATGATGATAACCGAAGACGGAGGCGACCTTTCAAGTCGTTTATAACGTCCATAATGGAATGAAATGGAATGAAATGAAATGGAATGGAATATATACTACTTGAAGCATATATTACGAAAGTATATTACAGTTTAGACACGAAGAGGGGTGGGGAAACCGACGAGGTTGGCACCGATACCGAAGCCGGCACCGGTTCTAGCAGAAACGGCAAGGCTGGGGACATAGGTATCCAAAATGCTGAAGGTGGCAGCAGCAGTAAGAGCAATGAGTGCGACCTCCTCAAAGGACAGACTGCGCTTGGGGATAGCATAAGCTGCGATGGCAACCATAACACCCTCGACCAAATACTTAATGGTTCTCTTGACGAGTTCACCTAAATCAAAAACTCCGGACATCTAGTTATGTATTATAAATAATAATAAGAAATTAAATGGAATGAATGGAATGAATGGAATGAATGGAATGCGTTAAAACACTTAAATAAACTATAACCTAGTATATTATAATTCCATTTCGCTTCATTCCATTCCATTTCGCGATGTCCGCTCCGTCCGGTGTCGAATTAAAGCACACAAATTCCGGTGCTATCAATCCTAAATATATTGACTTGCTTGAAGAAGACAAGCCTATCGCAGGTCAGAAGTTCGCGTGTCTCTCCTTTGTGTCGCCAGAACACATTTTGAAGCAGAAAGACCACTTCTTCTTTGAGAAGTTTCTTCATTACTGGGACTACCAAAAGTCAATGGAGAAGTTCATCCAGTTCCTTAATTTCGTTAGTTTTAAATACAACGTAAGTTTTGACAAAATGTCTGCGGATTTTCAAGAGTTTGCTAAAGAAGAGAAAGATATCCTTCAAAAGACGAACATCTACGACGAATACAAGACCTTTTTGGACAAGCACGAGGATGACCTTGAAAATGAATTTAACGAGAAGCACAACTTCCAGACTTCGGTGAGGGGTTTGAAAGTGCGCGGTGTCTTTGGCTCACAGAAGGAGGCCGAGTTGCGTTGCCAGATGTTGCGCGAGGTTGACCCCAATCACGATGTCTTTGTCGGGCCCGTGGGGATGTGGGTGCCGTTTCATCCTGACGCGTATAAGACTGGTCGCGTCGAGTATATGGAAGAGACCTTGAACCAGTTGATGGCGGAGAAGAAGAAGAACGAGGAGCAGGCCAAGACGGAGTTTGATAAGCGTGTCAAGGAGACGAAGGCAAAGGCGATTCAGGAGAATATCAAGTTGGCGAAGGAGAGTGGGAACAAGTTGACGCAGATGTTGGCGAAGGACGGTGAGACCTTGGTGGATGCGAAGCCGAAGGACCTCGAGAGCACGGGCAGTGCGGGCGGCGCGGGCAGCGAGGGCGAGTGTGTTGGTGGCGGTATTTGGAATGCTGGTGATGAGACCGCGTCTGTGACGATGACTGTAGAAGAGATGCGCAAGGAACTGTTTGAGAGCGAGGACGTCGTGATGGATAAGAATAACGACCACGGGTTGTCGCGGTTGTCCTCGGCGGGGGGCGAGGGGAATTAGTATTTGAATATTCTAAATGAAAACAAAGGTCATTATTACTACTGGGAGATACAGTAATAATAATGTTATAATAATGTTATCTACCATTTCTTGGTAAATGTAACATTGGCATTCCAGCCACTCGACTGGCTGTAGCCACCACCAAAACTAATAGATGAATTCTTTGCTTCAGCAGCAGTTACAGCAGAAAAATCGGTAGAAGACGCGGTCTTCGGTTTTGTAAATTGGAGAGTTTTCATTCAAATGTGTTATAATAAACCATAAGATTATAATCCGGAGATTGTAATGATATTATTACTGGTCGTGTGAACTCGTTACCTAGACGGACTCTGCGACACAGTAATAATAATCTTTGAATACTGTTTTGTCTTTGACACTGCGACTCATTTTGGCGGTGGATATCTGTAGAGGTTAATATATAATTAAATTGATTAATATGTAATTAAATTGAAACAAATTTTTGTTATAAAAATTATATCATAAAGCAAAATGTGCAACTCAAAACGATTATGTGATGATGAAAAATGTCAAACCTGCTTTGAAAATTCATTTGCTTCACACGACAACTCAAAATACTGGAGCGAGAAAAACGGTGATGTAAAACCAAGACATGTTTTTAAGGGAACATCCAACAAATATTGGTTTGATTGTGAATGTGGTCATCAATTTGAATGTGCTTTATCCAATATTACCGCACTAAATCGTTGGTGTCCTTATTGTGCGAAACGAAAATTATGTGAAAAAGAAGATTGTCCAAGTTGTTTTAAAAATTCATTTGCTTCACTTGACAAATCAAAGTGTTGGAGTGATAAAAATGGTCATATAAATCCAAGACAGGTGTTTAAATCTTCCGGAAATAAATATTGGTTTGATTGTAATACGTGTTGTCATCAATTTAATATTCGTTTGGCTTGTATTTATGGGTCAAACAAGTGGTGTCGTTATTGTTGCAATCCGCCTATTAAATTATGTGAAAAAGAAGGTTGTCAAAGTTGTTTTAACAAATCATTTGCTTCAAACGAAAAATCAAAATATTGGAGTGAAAAAAACGGTGACATAAAACCAAGACAAGTGTTTAAATCGGCAAATACAAAATATTGGTTTAATTGTATATGTGGTCACGAATTTGAAAGTAATTTAAACCAAATTACAGGAACAAATTCTTGGTGTCCTTATTGCACCAACCAAAAATTATGTGAAAATGAAGATTGTAAAACCTGCTTTGAAAAATCATTTGCTTCACACGGAAAATCAGAGTTTTGGAGTGAAAAAAACGGTGATGTAAAACCAAGACAAGTGTTTAAATCGGCAAATACAAAATATTGGTTTAATTGTAAGTCTTGTTGTCATCATTTTGAAAGTGTTGTAGCTAGTATTACGTCACTAAAACCAACGTGGTGTCCTTATTGTGCTAATAAAAAATTGTGTGAAAATGAAGATTGTCAAAGTTGTATGATAAACTCATTTGCTTCACACGAAAAATCAAAATATTGGAGCGAGAAAAATAGTATTGTAAAACCAAGACAAGTGTTTAAACATTCTGGAAATAAATATTGGTTTAATTGTAAATACGGGCACGAATTTGAAAGTGTTTTATCTAATATTACTTCATTAGATAGGGGGTGTCCAATTTGTGTAAATAAAACCGAAAAAAAATTATATGAACAACTATTACAGTCCTATCCAAATATCATTTCACAGTTTCGCGCGGATTGGTGTAAAAGTCAAATTACCGGTCATATTCTTCCATTTGATTTAGTGTTGGAAGAACAAAAAATTATTATTGAATTAGATGGGAGACAACATTTCATTCAAGTCATGAATTGGAAAACACCAGAAGAACAATTTGAAAATGACCAATACAAAGAAAAATGCGCGAATGAAAACGGGTATTCTGTAATAAGAATTATTCAAGAAGATGTATGGAATGATACGTATGATTGGTTGAATGAATTAACTCAAAATATTATTAAAATTACAAGTGAACATACAATACAAAATATTTATATGGGCAAGAAAAACGAATACAAAAACTTTAATTAGTGTAGTAGAAAGCAAGATAAAATTGAAATAAATAGACTTGTGGATAACTCTAATATATAATACACCGTATTTACGTTATGCCCGAGTTCACGCGCGATTTGGATGAGTTGGTTTGTCATTTCAAGTCGCAAAAGGTCCATTTAACATTACATTTGGAGAAAAATTACCGAGAGAATATCCATTATATAAAATCACGAGTTACTGGTCTTGGAGATACGAAAAAACACGGAGGTCATAATCGTATCGTATATATGCTTACGGAAGAAGCATTTGAACTACTAAAAAACTCATTCAAGCTGAGAAGTAAATATATTGTAGACGTGTCAGATAATGTGAAGTGTGTCAAATTCCCAATGTGTATTGAAGCGCAGACCATCGGGTTTATTGAAAACGCGTATCGCGGTTTACGCGCTATGTCGCGTCAGTTTCAGGTTGGACCGTATTTCGCGGATTTGTGCTTTACGGACGATTTGATTGTAATAGAATGCGACGAATACGGGCATCGCGACAGATCTGCTGTGGACGAGGCGGTGAGAGAGGACTTCATCAAGAATCAAGGTTACGCAATGATACGATACAATCCGAATGAGCCTGGGTTTGACTTGTCGGATGTATTGAATCTGATAAATAGGAGGTTGATGTTGCTTTTATAAATTAAAAGTGGATTCATAAAAGCGACCATAATATGTCAGGTCGCTTTTATAAATGAAAGCGATTTTTATGAAAGCGATGATTAAATTACGCTTGCTTTCATAAATCAAAAGCAAGAAATAGTGTTGAAATGCTAATTTCGCGATCTTGCTACCCCGAATTGCGAAGCGCTTTCCCATCACCACTTACTCTTCTTCACATTAATCTTCGGTCCCTTGCCACTTTTCGCCGCATTAGGGTCATACGACTGCTCACCTTCGTCGTCAGAACCGAGATTCTTGGAGATTTCCCAGAATTCCTTACTGCCGAGCTTGAATGGCCCGTGCTGTTGTGCCTTATACCAGAAGATTTGGTCCTGTAATTTGTTCGATTTCGCGTTGTTATTTATGACGAGACACTCGTAATTCTCGGTGCACTGGTCCATCACCTGACAAAAGCTCTCAAACGTGGGGAACATACCCGCATAATTGTCGTAGATTCGCTTACGATTCGCAATATATGGTTCACGGAGGATAAAAACGTAGTCGATATTCGTGCGGAGATTTGGAGGGATACCAAGGGGATATTGCATTGTGATGACTAACATTATCTTCCAATGACGCCCGTTCATAAATAGGAGCCGCATCATCACGTCCTTCGTCCATTTGTTATCATACAAACAGTCATCCAATACAACGAACGTCCTTGGGTCAATGGATGACTTCTTGTATGTATCCATTTCCTTTTTCACTTGCTTTAAAACCGCCTTCTGGCGCTTGAGAATATTCTCAATGATGGCTGTATTATAAGCGTCGTGGATGAATAATTTTGGCACGTGTGCTGCGAAGAAACCGTTGCCGGCCTCTGTGCCTGAGATGACGGTGCCGATGGGTATATCCTGGTGGTGAAACATCAAGTCCTGGACGAGGAAACTTTTACCGGTATCACGGCGCCCGATGAGAACGATAACTGGGCCTTTGTTTTCATCAGGGCGAAAACTGATGGCCTTCATATCAAACTTCGCGAGTTCTAAATTCATAATGCTTGTGATAAAAATGGGAGATATTATAATATGAACGTTTACACGAATGGAATGGAATGGAATGGAATGGAATGGAATCCCGTTTAAAATAAATATAAAACTTCTATTCAACAATCATATCACATTTAGGAAATCACCCAAACAATGTCAACGAATAATCCATCGGCGGAGTGTCCGCGATTTCAACTTCATTATCGAAAACATAAGTATACTCCTGAAAGCATTGAACCCGCATTGCTGTATAATATCCAGAACTATATTCCGATTTATTCACGGTTTTTTGATATGAATGAAGTGAACTACAACGGGATTCAGTTGAATCAAAAGTATTATTTACAGAATATTATCGCGCATCCAGGGCGAATAATGGGCGACGCAGAGACCACCGACCACGACCACGACCACGCAAGGTCATTGAATCATTTAGAAACCATTATTGCCGACGATAATGGAAATACAAACAATATTCCGATATTTGTGAAGTATTCTCCCTTACTGGACCCTATCCGATATTTGTCGGGGAAATATGCTGCGCAGCAGGATAAAACGCGAACCCTTCCTAAATACAACTCCACGCAGGAGACGTGTGAAGATAAAATGTTGAATACGAATAATTCTTCCTATGTAGACGGATTTTTCTCGTTTTTGACGAGCCAAGCACTTCATACGCACGGCATCGTCCACGGTGTGGATTATTATGGAAGTTATTTGTGTAAACAACGCGAATTTTCGACCAATGTATTTGATGACATTGACTACTTGGTAGGCTGTTCCTTTTTCAATAATTACGAAAACGACATGTTTACAATAGACTATTCACAATTTGGCGATGACGACGACCTTTCTTCCGACATCAATATGAATAAAATGATGAAAATCCGAAACAAAATGAAACAAATGATTGGACCAACTGGAGAGAATAGTTATTTCAAACCAGACGAAAAATATAGCGATAGTAAGAATCGTATTCATATTCTGGACTCTACCGCTGAAACTGACCCTGATGTAAGGACAATTGAACCGTGTGATGTCACCCCTGCCGTTGCTGAATGTATTCCAATGGATACGCCAATGGAGGTAGTTGAATTCAATCTCTCGGAAATTGAAAATGAAATCTCACTCACGGAGGGGGCAACTACAAAGAAACAAACCCGAGATTTTAGTGACGGAAGTGATAGTGATACGTCGCAGTCCAATTCATCCTATACAACGATTAGCGATGACGACGACCAGGTCCGCGACCAGGTCCACGACCAAGACCCGCACCAGGAAGGCGGAAGTGACGATCACGGAAGCGACGACAGCGGAAGCGACGACAGCAGAAGTGACGATCACGGAAGCGACGACAGCGGAAGCGACGGCAGCGGAAGCGACAGCGGAAGTTATGACAGCAGTGACGAACAAATCATCGTGAAAATAAAAGACTTCCCAATCCAAGCGATTCTTCTTGAAAAATGCGTGAATACACTCGACCATATTATGATGACAGATGAACTCACGAAAGAAGAATGGCAATCCATTTTATTCCAGGTGATAATGACGCTTATCATCTACCAGAAAATGTTCGCGTTTACACATAATGACCTTCATACCAACAATGTAATGTTTATCGAGACCACCGAGGAGTTTTTGTATTATTTCTACGAAGGCCAATATTATAAAGTCCCCACATATGGCCGTATTTTCAAAATCATTGATTTCGGTCGCGCCATTTACAGGTTTCGCAATGAACTCATTTGTAGCGACAGTTTCCATCCGAAAGGCGACGCCGCAACGCAGTATAACTTCCCACCCTATTACAATCCAGAAAAACCCACCGTAGAACCCAATTTCAGTTTTGATTTGTGCCGGTTTGCCTGCGCACTCTTTGATTATTTTATTTACGATTTACGTAAAGTGGATAAACTGTGTAAATCCGACCCTATCATCAAGTTGGTCGTGAAATGGACGATGGATGATAAGGAACGCAATGTGCTTTATAAATCCAGCGGTGAAGAGCGATACCCCGACTTTAAATTGTATAAAATGATTTCGCGGTCGGTTCACAACCACGTGCCCTCATCCGAGATTCATAATCCGCTGTTTGATGAATACAAAATCACGATGAAAAAATACAAGAAGCATGCAGCGCTTGCTGCAAAGTTCTTGAAAGACGGCAAGAATACGCATATCTTTATCAATGTAGATACATTACCTGTGTATTATACAGTCTAGTCGCTGCTGCTGCTGCCACTGTTGTGGCGATGATTCGCGAGAAATAGCTCTCGGTGAGCCGGAAGTCCATTTTTCGCGATAAACTCAATATTGCGCATTGTCCACCCCATCGAACATCCGGAGTGACCGACTTCCATCTGATACTGGACCAACGACACGATGTCGTCATCGCCGGCACTGAACTGGAACCCGCGGCCGTCTGGCGGGCTGTATTCCGAGAGATATTTCCACACGTTTATTTCTTTGGACTTCACTTGTGGTAATTGACCTGCGCGAAGAATTGCGCGCATTCCGTCGCGAATCATATCTTCAGACCACTTGTCGTTTAAATAAGAGAGGTCGCATTCACTAACCGTTCTTACAGTAAGAGGCCAATACATATCCGCGGTGGAGGCGGAGGCGTCGTCTTCCATTTCGACGTCATCAATAGGTCGTTGTCCAGAGACCGAGACCGGGACTGTGGTGGTGGCCTCAGAAGTTGATGACGTTATAACCATACGAAATAACCAGCGAACGAATGAATATATCATAATAATGCCGTTATCTTTATATAAATATTAACATAAACAATCAATTTTATGTTTATAGTAAAAAAATAGTATTGTGAAATATAACCCGATGATTGTCTTCCACAAGTGGCGGCGCACTAGGAACAAGGCCAATCGGCGGAGGAACACCGGACGATTCGAATACGAGTTTCCCGCCTTCAACTTTCATTGTTCCGTAGCAACCGGCTTCAATCTTTGATAATAACTCACGCGACATCTGAATTGGTATACTGTGAACCTAATAATAATAATTCAATTTTTCATATCCGCGCAACTATCTTATCCAATACCAAAAATCATTGTTGGCATACCTCCTCCGAATAATGATGTGATGAGAGACATCACCATTGTATTTTGGATGCCGGTATTCGGGGAATCTCCCATAATGAAAGCAAATGCGATGGATTCTGGAATCAATAAGAGCGCAATCGTAAGGCCTGAGAGAAACTCATTGATGAGTAACGTAGGTGACGCGGATGTTACAGTATTCATTTTTAATATATGATATTATGATTCATTTATTCGTTCTTCTTTTACGCGATACTCTGCGACGATAATACGAATTCATCGTCCCCCGCATTTTACTATTGATACGTCGTCGTCCTGGTTGTCGTCGTGTCTTACGACCGCCATCAACTTCAATAATGTCTTCTCTACGTTCTGGACTAACAGAATTGGCGCCATTATAAGGGACCGAACTCCAATCAAAAATGGTATGATGCGGTAAGCTTGGATGACTACTCGATGAAGGAGACGGACTTTGGAATGAAAACGGGTCAATTTGGCCCTTTATTGCACGACACGTTACAACAATAACAACCGTATTATCGGGTGAAATTCGCGTCTTTTCATATATTTGTAAACCCTTTCCTTCTCCCAATATGTCAGATAATTTAATATTTGTGGTTCTTTTATCTTTACCAGAAATCACAAATGGATTCTGTGATGCGTTCATTACCAGTGTGCCATCTTCTTTATATTTATATACAATTTTGGGATAGTCCATTGAAACATATTCAGCGCGATGTTTTTCAATTGTATAGATCCAATGGGTATTTCATCAGCTATATTATACAAAAATATACCATCATCTATTGTAGTTACGGGCGTTGTTCCATTACAAAATGTATCCAAATCAGTTACATACGAACCTGCTTGTTTTACATGTATTTATGTTGTATCTCTAAAAATTTTATCGACTTTACCTATATTTTGATACATACGTGTCAACAGTTCATTTCCTGTATTTGGAAAACTAGAATCCAAAATAGTATTCATTATCCTATTATATCTACCGCTCATCATTGTAGTAAACATTCCTAAGTCGCACGTAAAAATCGTGTCAAATTGTGTTTGAAACATACCATTATCTCTTTTATCACGCCTTGACGAACTCTCAGATGAAAATGTGCTACAAGTTTCTGAATGTGTTATTACAAATACAATATTTTCGATTCGTTTTTTTAGAAACTCATCCGGTATCTTTTCTTGAAAGTCGCGTGGTCGTGATACAAGTGGGTAGCGTCTGTGTCTTGGTGAAGGAGGACGGTCTCGGTGTTTGTCATCGACACTATTAGGCGAACGCGAACGCGAACGCGAACTCATTATCCAATAATCGAATAAGCGAATAAGAGAATAAGAGAATAATATATAAACAAGTTATGCTATATATTATATACAGTTAAATGAAATCGAGTAACGGTTCTAATCGCCCCCCCGACACCATTACCATTGAAGGCACTACATATGACATAACCGATTTCAAACATCCCGGTGGAAGTATCATCAAATACATGGCCAACGGACCTGACGCGACAGACGCATTTCGCGAATTTCATTCCAGGTCATCGGATAAAGTGCATAAAGTGCTTCGGTCCTTGCCGGTCGTGACGGACGCCACCGACACCGCCACCGCCACCGCCACCGACACCGACACCACCAAATCCGCTATCGACGCAGCCACCATCGCAATGACCGCTGATTTCCGCGATATGCGCGCCACCCTTGTCGCACAAGGTTGCTTTGAACCGGATTATATCCACGTCTATTTTCGTCTTCTTGAAGCAGCATTTTATTTTGGATTGGGAACGTGGCTTGCGTCGTATAATATTTACGCATCCATTCTCTCGTTTGTCGTATTTAAGACGCGTTGTGGATGGATTCAACACGAAGGAGGCCACGTGAGTTTAACGAGTTCGCGCACCATTGACCGTGCGATTCAATCGGTCGCAATGGGGTTCAGTGGTGGGACAAGTGCGTCGGTATGGAATAGTATGCATTCTCGACATCACGCAGCACCACAGAAAATGGAGCACGATGTAGACCTAGATACGACACCACTTGTCGCATTTTTCAATCGCGCTTTTGAGTCAACAACCCGCGGACAAAGAGCCGCGCGATATATGAACCGTTGGTGGATGCGACTTCAGGCGTGGACATTCTTGCCCATTGTCAATGGAATCCTGGTTCATTTGTTTTGGTTATACTACCTCCATCCTAAAAAAGTATTCCAATCGTTATGCCACGCGAAGACAACGAACGAACGTAGAAATGCGATAATAGAATCACTCGCAATCACCGCACAGCATCTATCATTACCACTTATTTTTTATAATGGTGGTGCGTCAGGTGGAGGTATCGCGTGGTGTTATTTTCTTCTTATGGTGACGAACTTTTATAGTTTTATTTGGTTATTCGGTCACTTCACTCTATCACACTCTTATACTGGGGTTATCCCCGCAGACAAACATCTATTGTGGTTTGAATACGCAGTGAATCACACCGTGAATATTTCGACAAAGTCGGCATTGGTGACGTGGATTATGGGGTATCTGAATTTTCAAATCGAGCACCACCTTTTTCCGTCGATGCCGCAATATAAGAATGCGCTTGCGGCGCCGTATGTGCGCAAGTTTTGCGAAAGACACCCCCATTCATTGAGATACACAGAACATACGTATAAAGAGGCGTGGCGCCGGATGTTATCCAACTTGAACGAGGTTGGAAAACACTATTATGAAAATGGTGTGGAAGCGCAGACACCCGCGTCCGCACAAGCACATGCACCCGCGTCCTCGTCCGCGTCCGCGTCCTCGCCTGAACACGAACACCTTGATTAACCATTTGGAGCCAGAATCGTGAAAACCTAGAATCCAGGTGTGTCTACAAATACCGCCGGTGCGCCTCCGCCACCGCCACCGCCGCCGCCACCGCCGCCACCGCCGCCACCGAGACTGTCAAACTGATTCAACACAAACACCGCTAAAACCGCAGAAATACACACCATAATAGAATCGCGCATCAGAATCTTCACCGGTTTTTGTCTATCTGATTCAACGAACCGCATCTCCATAAATTTCAATAAAAAATAAATTACGGCAACTGCTGCGCCAATAATAAACATTTTCGTAGAGTTCACCATCTACGTTAATTCGATGTATATAGTTCTAAATAGACGTATATACATAATTCAAATGATAGAATACGTGGAATTATACGAATTCCGACGATACCGACGTATTAGGTCTGAAATGCCAACATCACCGGCGGGTAACATACATACATAACACCGCCAGCGATTGCTAAAAATGCGAATGAAAATATGAATATAAGAATGTCTAATAAAAAAATATTATCATACCATTTGCCCGGTTCTTCTTCTTCGTCAGCCATAATTACTAGTATATAATACTATAATTACATTGATGCTTACGCTTACGCCAGCACTTCAATATCATCTAACAATGGCGGCGCGTTGATATGTTGTATATCGTTAAGTGTATGAATATCCAATGTATCTAGTTTGATATCACCGCCAATCGAGAGCCTACCATCGTCGTCGACATCGGCATCGACGTCTGCGTCCGCATCCGTGTCGTGCGTCATATACTCATTCTTTCTCTCGTTCGCATCAGTTTCAAATGTGCGAATCTCATTCTCGCCGAAGGACACCCCGTTGTTATTCGATTCACCGCCACTGCCGTTATCGCCGTTATCGCCGTTATCGCCATCACTACCACCACTGCCATTTAATTCACCAACGAAATCTAAATTTTCAATTCGGTCCGCGCCTGCGCCTGCGCCTTCGCCAGCACTCGCGTCTGTAATATCATCTTCGCTTGAAACACGGTCGCGTTCGCGATGACGCCTGCGCCGTGTCGAAGAATGGTTTGACCGACGTCTCGCCGAGAGATTGGCATCCTCTTCCGATAGAATCGGCTCTTGCTTGATGACCTCTTCATTTTCCGTGACTTCTACGACATCCTCAATCGTTTCTTCTAAATACATCTTAATGAGTTCTTCTACCGGAATATTGTCACGAATGGTGTTATAAATACACTCCTTGACGATGATTTCAAACTCGCGGTTATTGCGCTGGGTGTGAAGTGGTGCGATACCACGCTCAAAAATATACACGTTTGAATACAATTTCCGCGCACTATTCACATATATCTTATGAATAAAGTCCGCAAGTTGTGGTATCTTGATATCCACCTTCTTTTGTTTATTTCCAACACGCATTACGGTCATACACTTCAGATGAATGATGTGAACACAAGTAATGAGGTCTTCTAAATATCCACACGTGCTTCTCTCCTTAATTCTCTCAGTCTCTTCCTTGATGATATTCGGGTTCCATTTGGGAACTCGCGAGAGAAGATTCTGAAATGTCATTAGGTATTTGTCGTGTTCTTTATTTCCAACACATAGCTTCACCGCTTCATCTAAAATAGAACGAAAACCTTCTTGTATCAGTGGAGTCAAAATATTGACGAGACGAGATGCCCATTCATTTTTTGATTCGTAAAGCGAAGTCACCGAATAATCATCCATCCGCGTATCGTATCGTATGCCTCTTGGATTTACATAAATGAAATATTTTCTAAAGTCAAATTACAACGAAATACAATAAAATGAAGTAGATACAACATCAATAATTTCTCATTTCTAAACTCTTTTCTCACCTTGTCAAACATAATGAGAAGTTCATACCGACGAAGTTCTATCATACTGGGATAGGTATGAACGAAATCAATGATATCTAATGCGGAATACCCTTGTTCGTATAATGAAACCGATAAATCCAAGATTTTTGCGTATTCTTCTCGGGTAGGAGGCGTCGTCTCTGGTTCCATCTGACCTACGCTTGTAATAAGGTAACTCGGATGTATCTGTATGAGTTCATTTAATGATTGTTCTCTCGCTTTGTTGATTTTATATGTATCACACGCAGCGTCAACAAAGTAGGTGTGTAGGTTCATCATTACACCTGTCTCGGGATGAATTGGCGGTGGAATATAGATATCACAAAAGCGCGAGAGAATCGGGCGGAGAAGGCTATCTTTGTTTTCAACAACAATGAAAAATCGTGTGGATGAACTGAATAATTCAATACAGCGACGTAGCGCAGATTGCGCGTCAATCGTTAGTTTATCCGCATTTGTTAAAATCACGGACTTGAATATCGCGCCTTCTTTTAAGTCGATATTCGTCTTTGCGAAAAACTTCAATTCTTCGCGGATGAAACGAATACCTTTGCCGTGGGCACAATTCGCGCGCATTACATAATTCTTCACTGCGGTCTTATCTCCGTCGTATACAGCGTGAATAAATTGGTCTAAAATATGTGTCTTTCCGCAACCGTGAGGCCCATAGAAAATAATATTTGGGATTTTGCGGTTCTTGATGAATACACCCAGTTTCTCTCGGACATTTTGATGTATGGATGCTATGACGGACTCAGTCGCGGTAATCGAAGTCGTCGTCGCCGTTGTCGTAGTGGTCGTCGCCGTTGTCGTCGTTGTCGTCGTCGTCGTCATTATTACTACGTATTTAATTATATTGTAATAATGACGTATTGTATGTTTAATTGGGTTTTCGTCTCGGTGCTCCGTTTTCGTCTCGGTGCTCCGTGTTCTCGGCGTTCGCCTCGAATCACTCCGCACCTCGACGCCTTACAATTATTATCATCCATTTTTACACCAAACAAAGCAACAAACGTTTCATTGCTTCGAAAAAAAGCACAGGCGTCGAGGTGCGAAGTGATTCGAGGCGAACGCCGAGAACACGGAGCACATCGACGAAACTAGAAGTTGATTGATTGCTCATACGGCTTCACATTTGCCAACTTCCCTGGCATATTGCTCTTTCCATCCCCGCTCTCGCCGTGTTTGTTCTCTCCGTCTGTATAATAATAGTTCGT